CATCTCAACCCGCCGATCATCAGCGTCGAGGAACGTGAGGACTTGTTCAAGGACATGCTGCCGCACGAGCGCGTTGCCAGGCAGACCGGACGGCCGAGCCTGGGCGCCGGCGCAATCTACCCGGTAGCCGAGGAGCAACTGCTGATAGACCCGTTCCCGATCCCGGACTGGTACGAGCAGGCCTACGCGCTCGACCCTGGCTGGAACTACACCGCCGCGATGCTCCTGGTGCGCAACCCCGACACCGACCAGTACTACGCAACCGCCGAGTTCTACGGCCAACAGGACAAGCCCATCGAGCACGCCCAGGGCATCAAGGCCATGCTGCCATGGCCGAAGCTGGTCGGCTGCATCGACCCCGCCGGCGATAATGTCTCGAGCCAGAGGGACGGCACGAAACTCAAGCAAGAGTACGAGGACCTGGGTCTCGAGCTCCAGAAGGCGAACAACGCTGTCCATGCCGGACTGCGCCGCGTCCTGGTGCTCATGCAAGGCGGTCAACTCAAGATTTTCCGCACCCTGGTCTACACGCTCAAGGAGCTCCGCTTGTACCGCCGTGACGTCAAGGGCAAGATCGTCAAGCAGAACGATCATCTTATGGATTGCATGAGATACGGACTCAACACCGACCAAGCGTTTCAACCCAGGCCAATCCACAAATCCCGAAGCCGCGCCCGAGGCGAATGGTAGGAGCTCTCCATGACAGTCCGCAGCCCAACAACTGAACCGAACCAACAGCCCGACGACATGCTTATCCTGGGCGACGACGGCCAGCCATCCGGCGAGCTCGAAGATCGCCTACGCAAGATTCGCAACCGCTTCCAGATTCACCAGACCTTTTGGTCGGAGATTCATAACGAGGCCCTCGAGGACGACCGCTTCGTCGCCGGCATCCAGTGGCCCGACGAGGTACGCCGGGAACGCGAGGAAGATCGCCGGCCCGTGTTGACGTACAACCTTCTGCCATCGTTCACCAGGCAGATCACCAACAAGATTCGCCAGGAGCGGCCGCAGCTGAAAGTGACGCCAGTCGAGTCGAACCGCGGCGCCAACCCGCGCGTCAACAACCTGTCCGGCACCAAGGACTACGCGCTGGCTGACATCTACTCCGGCATCATCCGCAACATCGAGCACGTCTCTCGTGCCGACCAGGCCTACGACACGGCAACGCAGCACGCCGTCGACCATGGCTTCGGGTTCTTCATGCTCATGAACATCTGGTCGAAGCTCGACCCGTTCGTCCAGGAGCTCAAGATCATGCGGATCAAGAACAGCTACACCGTGTTCATGGACCCCGATGCCCAGGAGGCCGACTACCGCGACGCTCAGGACTGCTTCATCTTCACCAACATGCGGCGCTCGACGTTCGAGTACAAGTGGCCCGACAAAGCCCCGGACGAGTTCGCCGGCGCCATGATGGGCGCCACCTACGAGGGCTGGTACGACGGCGATACCATCCGCGTCGCGCAGTACCTCTACATCGACTACAAGAGCGACGAGGTCCTGCAGCTGACCAACGGCAAGACCGTCTACCTGTCCGACGTCGAGCCGGTCCTGGACGAGCTCCGCGAAATGACCGGCATCGTGGTCGCGAAGGACGGCCAGAACAATGAGCTCCGCAAGAAGGTCAAGCGCCCGATTTGCATGTGGCAGAAGCAGACCGCCAGCCAGATACTCGAGGGCCCGGTCGAGCTCCCGTTCTCAGCCATCCCGGTGTTCCCGGTCCTGGGCGACGAGCGCATGGTCGACGGCCGCATGATCTACGAGAGCGCGATCCGGCACGCGAAGGACGCGCAGAAGTCGTACAACTACTGGCGCACCGCAGCCGCCGAGACCGTGGCGCTGGCACCCAGGGCGCCGTACATGGCAACCGAGCGGCAGATCGCCGGCCACGAGGAGCTCTACGAGCAGGCCAACACCAGGAACATCCCCTACATGCTGTACAACCACGTCGAGGGCGTGGCACCGCCGCAGCGTCAATTCAACGCCAATCCGGCCGCCGCCGAGCTCCAGAACGCGATCCAGGACGGCGTCGACATGCAGACCATCATCGGATTGCACGACGCCAGCCTGGGCAGAGAGTCGAACGAGAAAAGTGGCAAGGCGATCATCGCCCGGCAGAACGCCGGCGCGACCTCGACCTTCCAGTTCCCCGACAACCTGGGCAGAGCCATCGAGCAAATGGGTCGCTGCATCGTCGAGGCTATCCCGCAGCTGTATGACACGCAGCGCATCGTGCGCATCCGCTTCCCGGATTCCAGTGAGGACTTTGTCGAGATCAACCAGACGGCGATCGACCAGGAGACGGGCGAGACCTTCCTGATCCACGACATCGCCTACGGCAAGTACGACGTGGTCCTGGAGACCGGGCCGAGCTACGCCACGCAGCGCCAGGAAGCGGCCGACCTGCAAATGGAGCTATTGAAGGTCCTGGGTCCCGAGATGGCGTCGAGCATCGTGCACCTGATCGTCAAGAACCTGGGCGTGCCAGGCAGCGACGAAGTCTCCGCGGTACTGCGAAAGCTGCTACCCGACAATCTCAAGAGCGAGGAGGAGAAACTCGCAGACCTGCCAAAAGGCGTCACCAAGAACGAGGACACCGGCGAGCTCGAGAAGGATGGCCAGCCATGGCAGCCGGAGCCGACGCCCGAAATGGTGCTCATGCAGAAGCAGCAGGAGATCGACGACGCCAAGAACCAGGCCGAGATCGCAATGGCCCAGGCGAAGCAAGCCGGCGCCGAAGCGGACATGAAGCAGGCCGAAGCGAAGATCGCCCAGGCCCAGGCCGACATGGCCGAGCTACAGGCGCCGAAGGTCCAGGAGGGCCCGGACTCCGGCCAGTTGTTGACCGAGATCGAGCAGGTGATCAAGCGCACGATGCAGGAGCACGAGCAGAACCCAGGAGCGCACAAGGACGAAATTCAGGAGATGATCGCGAACGCCGTCGTCGACGCGCTGCAACGAGTGAAGGGATTCGTCGACCGGAAGGTGAAGGCCGGCCAGGTCGTACCAATTACCCCAGGAGCCCCGACCCCCAGCGCCGGCAGCCCGAGTGCCGGCAATGGGGGCGGAGCCAACTCCATGACGCTCAACATCGAGCCCAAGCCCAAACGCATCAAGTTCGAGTACGACGCCGACGGCAACCTGGTCGCCGGCATCCCGGTCTACGACGACGACGACGAGCGCGAGGACGAGTAAGTGCCAGACTGGCTTCCACCAGGGAAGGAGCTCGACGAGCTCACCCAGGACGACTACGTCCAATTCGGCATGGTCGTCGGCGGTCGCTTTCTGATTGCCGGACGTGGTGCCGGCGATCCCAGGCCGAACATCAACGCCTACCTGGCACACTGGCGCCAGGAGTTTGGACCGTCGAACATGAGCCAGATCGAGGCCAGGGCCGTCTACGACAGGCAATTCACGGAGATGGAGGCGCTCCAGGTATTCCAGTCTGACTTCGACCCGGACTACGTCGACGCGACCGACGCCATCGAGGGCCTGGCCGCGTACCTGAACACGCACGACAACGACATCACCGACCTGCCACCGATGGCTCCGTAATGGCCCAAGTCTCGATAGTCGTCTCGCAACCAGGTTCCGACAACAGGTACTCCACCTGGTCGCACATTTTCCAGGGCGCGAATACCATCTGGTTTGGCTTCGGCACCGGCAACCTGACCCTGGGCAACTTCTTCGCCGGCCTACAGGGCAACGTCCAGTCGGCGTTTGACGCGCAGATTCCACCAGGCGCGACCATCGTCTCGGCCACGTTTGAAATGACGGCCGCGACCACTAACGCCAATCCGGCATTCACGGCCACGATCAACAGCCCGAACCGCAACGTCCAGTCGTACTACCAGGACGCGATCCAGACACCGTTCGAGCTCTACGAGGGCTACCGCCAGGACGCCTGGAGCAATGCCCAGGTAGGCGCGCTCTCCACGACGTTTACCGCGGTATTCGGCACCAGCGTCACGACCAACGCCAACTGGTCGATGCGTCAGATTTCCAACGCGGCCGCCGGCGCGACCATCGACATGAATGATCACCTGGCGCAGCTGATCACGACGCGCACCGGGAACATGACCATCGCGTCACTGTTTTGGGACCTGAGTCGAGTCGGCAACCCGGCCGGCACCTTGCGCGTGCGAATCCAGGGAGTGACCGTCGACCGCGGCGTGAAAATCCCGAACGGCATCGACGTGGCGAACGGCGTCTCGAATACGATTCTGTGCTCCAGCGTGCCGAACGCGCAAACGCTGACGATCTTCACCTTTCCGGTCAACCCGACCCTGGTGCCGCTGACCGAATACTTCATCCTGATCGAGCCGACCTACGCGGACAACAACGCCGACTACATTCGCGTGCATCATCAAAACGCCTTCCTGATTGCCAACGGCGGAGGCCTCAGACACTACGGCCAGGGCCTTGGCATGGACTACCAGAACAGCCCAGGCGTCGTCGATCTCAACCAGGCATGGCAGCTGGACAAGTACCCGTTTGAGGACGTTATCTGGCCGATCGACGCCGTGACCGCCGGCGTCGTCGAAGTGAGCCCGGACATCTCCAGTCTCGTCCAGGCGCAGATCGACGCGCCCAACTACACCCAGGACGCGGGCATCATCATCGCCCTGGATCGCGTGGTGCCGACCTCACAGTCGAGAATCTTTCGCGGCAACGTGACGACCCCCCACGTTTTGCGCATCACCTACGAGGAGCCGCTGCCGCCTGTCATACCTGACAAGCTGGCGGACCCGGCCTCGAGGCTGCCGAAGAATTGGGAACCCTGGGACCCGGACTACTACCGCTGGAAGTACCGCAAGGAGATCGCGCGCCTACAGCAAACGAGTGGATCAGACCGAGGCCTCTCACCCACTATCGAGCGCCCCGACATCATGCGGGACATGCTCGACCAGGCGACGCTCGACGAGCTCGACGCCAGGAACGCATCGAACGAGCGCGACATCCTGGAGTTGCAGACGTACATCGCAGAGCTCACCGCCGGCCTCGAGGACGACGCTCTCCAGGCAGAGCTCCGCGCAGCCAACCAGGAAGCAGTACTGCAAAGACTCGAGGAAAATGTGAAACTCGCGCGCGAAACGCTACTCGCCGCACTCGAGTCGAGACGCTTTCACCAGAATCAGATCGCAGCTGTGCAGGCCGTGATCCGCTTTTACTACTAACCCAGGAGAATCCAGTGAACCAGCCGAAACCACCCACGCCGCAAGACATAAAAGCCATCCAGGTAGACGTGAACGCCTACCAGGCTGTGCTCAACATCCTGCAGGACTTACCGTATAAACAGGCCGCGCCAGTACTGCAGGCACTCCAGAGCGGCAGCAAACCCATCTTTGCCGATAAGGCGTCGATAGTTGACGACGGCGGCCAGGAGGGAGCAGAATGACCGCGCAACGCACTGATCAGCCATCAAACGTCTCAACCGAGGAGGCGGTACGACCACGCGATAGCGATGTCGTCACATCTGACGCTCCGGCCGAAGAACCTCGAGATGATCAGGCGAGCAAAGCCGCGGCCCCGGACTCCGGGAGCTCAACCGATTCGGACTCGGCAACCGACGAAACCAAAAAGCAAACGCCAACGCGGAACCCCGCCGCCGAGCGCCGTATCAGGAAACTGAAAGGCCGGCTCACAGCGTCGGAACAGCGAGAAGCGGAAAATGCGCGCAAGATCGCGGAGCTCGAGGAGACCGTTCAGTCACTCAAGACCGCGAAACCCAAAGCCAGGGAGCCAATGCTCGCTGACTTTGCGAACCCCAGGGAATATGCGAAGGCATACGCCAAATGGGAGACCTCGAACGAGGAGCCAGCGCCGAAACCCCGCACCGCCAAACCCGCAACGCCACCAGCAGCCAAACCCTCGCAGGCACCACCGCCTGACAAGGAGATTCTGGACTTCCAGGAACGCGGCAAGAAGAAGCTGGGCGACGAATTCGTGGAGGCACTCGAGACCGACGGCACCGCCGTCTCCCAGGTGATGGGCGAATTCATGATCGACAGCGATGTCGGACCAGAACTCTACGTCTACCTGTCAGAGAACCAGGACGTCAGTCGCAAGATTTTTGATTCATCCGCTCCCCGTGCCATGAAACAACTCGAGGAGCTGGCCAAGAAAGCCGCCAATGGCGAGCTCTTGAAGGCCGAAGGCGAGCTCGACGTCGCGCCACAATATGGCGAGGAGGACGACGAGGAACCGGCACCGCCGCCGAGAAAGAGAACAAAGGCACCGACGCCACCCAGCGACGTGAAACCAGGCGGAGACGCCAGCACGAAGCAGGACCCGAACTCGGAGTCGATGGACGATTACGCCGCAAGGCGAGCAAAGGAGGAGCGCCGACGAATGGGGCTCCCTAACTAACCCTGGGCCGCTTGGCCCTGTTTGGAGACCGACATGGCCAACACCCTCATCACCCCACAGATCATTGCGAAAGAGGCGCTATTCCACCTCGAAAACAACGTGATCATGGGGCAGAACGTCTACCGTCAGTACAAGAAGGAATTCGTCAAGATTGGCGATTCCGTCACCATCCGCAAGCCGGTGAAATTCATCGCGACCGATGGCGCCGCGCGCGTCAACCAGGACGTGATCGAAGAAACAACCAGCATTGTTATCAACAACCGCAAGCACGTCTCCTGGAACTTCTCGACCCAGGACTTGACCCTCACCATCGAGGAATACGCCGAGCGGTACATCAAGCCGGCGATGATCGTCCTCGCCAACACCATCGACCGCGCGCTCTGTGTCACTGGTGCTCAGAACTTCTTCAACTCGGTAGGCACGCCTGGCACCACGCCGGCGGACTTCGCGGCCCTGGCTGCAGTCGGGCAGAAGATGGACGAGGAACCCGTTCCCGACGACGGCCAGCGTAAGCTGGTGCTGAATCCGGCGGCTCGCTGGGCAATGGCGAACGGCATGGGCGGCACAGGCTCCGGCGGTATCTTCAACGCGGACATCGTGCACGGCATGGTTCGACGTGGCCGTCTCGGCATGTTGGCCAACCTGGACATCTACGGCGACCAGAACATTGCGGTCCACACCGTAGGCACCTGGACTGGCGCTCCGCTGGTCAATGACGCGGCCTTCGCGAACGACACCAACGTCGTCGCGTTTGACGGCATGGTCGGCGCCCAGGTAGGCGCCCTGGTGGTCGGTGACGTGTTCACCATCGCCGGCGTGTTCAGCGTCAACGACGTGTCGAAAGAGTCGACCGGGCAGCTGCAGCAGTTTGTTGTCCTGGCTGATGTCACGACCGCTGCCGGCGTAGGTTCCGCGACTGTCTATCCGACGCTCAACGACGGAACGACCGCTTCGACGGCTGCATACCAGACGGTCTCCGCTCTGCCTGCAGACAACGCTGTGATCACCATCCGCGGAGTTTCGGCAACGGGTTACGCGCAGAACTTGGCATTTCACACCAATGCGCTCGCCCTGGTCACAATCCCGCTCGAGCTCCCCGATTCCGCCGTGTTCAAAGCACGCGCAGACTGGAGAGGCTATTCGATCCGCGTGATCAAGGACTACGACATCGACTCGGACGACGAGATCATCCGGCTCGACATCCTGTTCGGCACCAAGGCGATCTACCCGGAGCTCGGCGTCCGGCTCTGGGGCTAAGTGGCGAATCGGCTGCTAAGATCGGGAGCGGCCACAACGGCCGCTCCCTTTTCAGCAACCCAGGAGAAAGTCATGTCCAAACGAGCATTTTTGTATTCACCCGACTGCCCAGGGGGCAGGATTTTTGCAGGCGACGAAGCCATCGCGGCAGCGTGCAAGGATGGATGGGCGGATTCCCCGGCCGGAGTAGGCGAGAAGCCTGCAAAACCGGCGAGCGGTGGCAAGAAGAAGAAGGCCGCCAAAGGTGACAACAGCAAGTGAACTGATCCGGCGCTCGCTGCGCCTGATTAACCAACCAGGTCGAGGCGCGCAACTTGCGCCGGAGGACCAGAGCAACGCTCTCGAGGCGCTCCAGGAGATACTGGACTCGGAGGCTGTCAGTAAACAATTCGTGCCGGGTATTCGACGGCACTTTTTTCCGTTTGTCTCCGGCAAGAGCTTCTACAGCTACGGCAACAATCCTGGGGCGGACTTCAACACCAGCCCGTTCGGCAACATCAACCCGGACCCCGCGCCGATCAAGATCGAGTACGGCCAGGTGCTTGCGGCGTCGAACATCATCGACAACGAGCTTATTCAGGAATTCCGATTCCAGAACGTTGGCAACTGGACCGAGGTCGCTCCTGGTGAAATCACCAACAACGAGCTCGTAATTATCGACCAGGGCGGCGTGACGATCGCAGACCCGGACATCGTGCCGGACCTGACTGGCGCCACCACGTACACGCTGCGCACTATCGTCGAGCAGAACGCCGGCGAGGTCGTGATCACGCTGTACAACAACGCCGTGCAGTTCGAGCAGTTCATCCTGGATAGCTCCGGGACCTACGAGTTCGACTTCGTGTGGCCGGCCGGCATCGTGCCGTCGATCGAAATACTCGGACAGAATCTCGGCGCCGATCTGCGCCTGGCACTGTTCTCAATCATCCCTCGAGGCCTGGACCGGCTGCAGATTCCAGACGGCATTGGCAGCTATTACCACATGATCCAGTCGGACCAGAATAGCTACAATCGGTACTTCACCAAGGGCAACCTGGGCAGGCCGTACCACTACCTCTACACCCGATCCGCCGGGCCCCTGGGCGAGCTCCGCTTCGATAACTCCGGCGTCTCTGGCGACATCGTCGTCTTTGACGTCCTGGTCAACACGGTGCAGGTCTACAACCTATCCGACACGCTGCAGCTGTCGCCGCAGTCGATCAAGTGGTTGCGCTACGCCCTGGCGGATAACGTCTCGAGCGAGTACGGCAAGAACCTGAACCAGCGCCAAATCACCATAATGGAGGACGCCTGGAACAAGCTGGCGGCCGGCAACAGACGCATGAACATGCTCGGCGTCCCTCGAGGACTGAGACAGCGCCAGCGGTTCGACATCAATCGCGGAGACCCTTAGACATGGCCCTGAACAACATCATCGCGCCACGGCAGACCGTGGTGAATTCTCAGGGAGCTCCGCTTGCCGGCGGCTTCGTTTACTTGTACGAGCCCGGCACCACCAACTTCATCACGTCCTACACGTCGGCCGACCTGGTCACGCCGCACCAGAACCCGGTGCGCTTGTCCGGCTCTGGCCGGGCGAACATCTGGATCACGCGCAACTGCGACATGCTGATCACGGATCGCATTGGCAACCAGGTACTGACGGAGGACGACGCCAACCCGGACAACCTGGGCGGAGATACCTCGAGCCTGGTGCCGAACGGTTCCTTCGAGATTGTCACGACGCCGCCGGTCCCGGATGGATGGACGCCCGTCGACGACATCGGCTCGACCAATGCAGTCGACTCGACCTTCTCAACTGACGGCGCCAACAGCTACCGCTTCACGTCGGCCGGCTCTGGCGGCGGATCACTGACGACGACCGACTTCTTCCCCGTCAACGACGTGGACCAGCTGCGCGTCAACTTCGACCTGTTCTCGACGCTCGCGACCGTGCGGAACATCGTGCGCATCGAGTGGTACGACGTCACCTTCGTGCTGATCTCGAACGAGGACATCTATGACTCGACTGCGAATCCGATCTCCTGGATGGAGTTCCAGCTGATCGGCACGCCGCCGGCCCTGTCACGGTTTGCGAAGTTGAAACTGATCGGAATAGATCCTTCTGTGCTGCTGGCCGGCTCGACCTACTTCGACCGCATCTCCGTGTTCTACCCGACTGTCGTGTCCGGCATCTTCGACAACATCACCATCCAGGACAACGAGATCATTTCGACCAACCTGAACGGTGAGATCGCGCTCAAGCCGGACGGCGACGGCCCGGTGAATATCTTCTCGACCGGCTCCGTCGACCTGGTGGACGTGCAGAACCCGCTCAACATATCGAACCTGCTGGACCCGGCAACGAACCCGCACATCGCTTTCGACGCGGCCAATATCCAGCGAAAAACCGACGCAACCAACACCGGCGTGCTGTTCCTGAATCCCCTGGGCGGCAACGTCGTGGCGGGACCAGGCTCGGGCTCCGGCTCCGTGCTGCTGCGCGACTCGACGTTCATCCGCGCGGCCACGGCCTCGGGCGGCGTCCTGCAGCTGCGCGGCGATGCGAACGCCAACCCGGTGACGCCCGACGTCCTGACCGCGGCCATCCAGCTGATGGGCGCCGACCAGCTGCCGTATGCCCAACTCGGCTATGCGGCCGGCATCGACCTCGGCCTGGTCAACCTGGCACGCGGCGGCACTATCGACCTGGTGACGGAGCTCGCTGGCGGAGGCGCTGAAATATCGGCGCAAACGACCACGGCAC